CCACATCAATGGGGTAACGTTTTTTCCCGGCCACACGCTGCATGACATGCCACCGGCCATTTTTCAGTTGCTGAATAAACGCGCCGGGAATACGACGGTTTCCCACCACAAGCACGCTGCCGCCACCTTTCAGGGCTGAACGCTGCCCCTTTTTACGACGCCTGCGTCGGGACAGGACAATCCGCGCGTTACCCAGCTTTATTACGGGCAAATCCCCCCGGTTAACTTTGATTCTGGCCTGCGGATTTTTGACCGTGGCCCTTTTCAGCCTGGCCCTTTCCTTTACCAGTTTCCGGCGTACCTTTGTCTCACGGGCAACCTGTGACGCCGACTGCGATATCGCGGATGAAGCAACGCGGTTAATGGCCATTGCGGCGGCACCGGGCACCGCCGTTCTGCTGATACGGCTGAGGTTTTCAACGGCCTGCTCAAGACCTTTTATGGCCATACATCCCCCTTTCAGCGGCGACGGTTAACGGCAGGCGGTACGCCCCGCCCAAGCCAGAGATGACAGCTTCCGCCATCATCCGGCGAAACCCGGTCTATCCAGAAGTTTTCCTCACCGATGGTCAGCGTGTCTCCACGCCGCAGTTGCCGCACATCATCAGTCCGGACAAACAGGGACGGGCTGGAGCCTTCAACGCGCACGCCCTGTCCGGCATAGCTGATATTTTCAGGGTCATCAAAAACACCACGTATTACTGCGCCGGACTGCTCACCGGATGTCATGGTGGCTGATGTTCCCATGTACCCGCGTATCGTTTCATCGGCGCGGGCAATGGCAGCATCGAACAGGTTATCGAAATCAGCCACAGTGCCTCCCGTTATTGCATTCTGGCCAGGCCACGTTCTGTCATTTCGGCTGCCACACCGGCAGAGACACGAAACGCCGTTCCCGGCAGCACAAATGCCACAGGTTCATCCCGGATGGCGTGAAGTGCATCGGTGTGCAGCGTCACCAGTGCCACGACCGTGACCAGATCAGCCGCATCCTGAATCACGGTATCCGGCTGCGCTGATACAACCTCATTTTCATGCCCGGTCAGCACATTTTCCGGGCTGAGAGGGGTGTCCTGACCGGCAGTGTCATCCGTGTCATCAAGCTCTTCTTCCAGCTCTGCCACACGGAGCGCCAGTTCTTCTTTCGTCCCCGTCAGGCTGACATCACGGTTCAGTTGCTCACCCAGCGACCGGAGACGGGCAATCAGTTCATCTTTCGTCATGGACTCCTCCACAGAGAGAAAATGGCCCCGAAGGGCCACGATTACGCCAGTTGTACAGACACGAATTCATCAGGGTCAGCCAGCAGCATCAGCGGTGCTGACTGAATCATGGTGAACTCACGCGCCGGATCGCCGGTGGTCACCCAGTTTTTCGGGTAACGGGCAGAGGCGTTAATGCCTTCGCGCTGTGCGTCCGCATCCTGAATGCAGCCATAGGTGCGCAGACCGCGTGCCTGAGTGTTCCCCAGCACCATCGTGTTGTCCGGCAGGAAGTTCTTTTTGACGCCGTTTTCCACGTACTGTCCGGAATACACGACGATGGCCACATCGCCATACATTCCCTTATAAGACACCGCTTTGCCCAGGTCTTTTACCGCTGTCTCCAGCTCGGAATGAGAGCCGCGACGGGTATCCAGCTTCTCCCTGACGGCTTTGAAGGAACGGAACAGCGCCCAGCCTTTCGGATCAAACACGATGATATTCACCACGCCGCTGGCGTTCAGCGCGTAGGCTTCGATATCGTCGGTCGGGTCATACGTGGACTTGTCACGCTTGCTCCACTCCGTGCCGCCGGACTGCGTGATGTTATTCGCCGCACTGCGGCCCATATCCACCTCAACCGGATCGAAGGCTTCACCGGTCATGGTGTATTTGCCCTTAAGCACGGCAGAAACTGCCTGCATCTCTTCCACCTGGGCAATGGCCAGCTCTTCGTCACGCATGTTCTGCATGATGATGCGACGGCGACGGTAAGCCGGGTCCGCCAGATTCTGCGGATCTTCATCCGGCAGGCGACGCAGGGTCATCTGCGGATTCACTTCATGCTTGGGTTTGACATATCCCGGCGTAAATTCAGAGGTGGAGCCGCCACGGGAGCGGATAACCTCACCGGAAACAATCGGCGAAACGTACAGCGCCATGTTTACCAGTCCCGGAATTTGTGAGAGATAGACTTTCTCCGTGGTGAAGGGATAGCTTTCACGGAAAAAGAGACGCAGAAACAGCGGATCAAACTTAAATTTCTGCTCATTTGCCGCCAGCAGTTGGGCGGTTGTGTACATCGACATAAAAAAATCCCGTAAAAAAAGCCGCACAGGCGGCCTTTAGTGATGAAGGGTCAGGTTAAACGATGCTGATTGCCGTTCCGGCAAACGCGGTCCGTTTTTTCGTCTCGTCGCTGGCAGCCTCCGGCCAGAGCACATCCTCATAACGGAACGTGCCGGACTTGTAGAACGTCAGCGCGGTGCTGGTCTGGTCAGCAGCAACCGCCAGAATGCCAACGGCAGCACCGTCGGTGGTGCCATCCCACGCAACCAGCTTACGGGTGGAGGTGTCCAGCATCAGCGGGGTCATTGCAGGCGCTTTCGCACTCAATCCGCCGGGCGCGGTTGCGGTATGAGCCGGGTCACTGTTGCCCAGCGGCTGGTAATGGGTAAAGGTTTCTTTGCTCGTCATAAACATCCCTTACACTGGTGTGTTCAGCAAATCGTTAACGGCATCAGATGCCGGGTTACCTGCAGCCAGCGGTGCCGGTGCACCCTGCATCAGACGATCCAGCGCAGTGTCACTGCGCGCCTGTGCACTCTGTGGTGCTGCGGCCAGAATGCGGCGGGCCGTTTCCACGGTCATACCGGGGGTTTCTGCCAGCACGCGGGCCTGTTCTTCGCGTCCGTGAGCCTCCTCACAGTTGAGGATCCCCATAATGCGGCTGTTTTCTGCCGCAACCGCTGCGGTGATCTGCGCGTTCACGTCCGGCTGCGCCGCGCTGGCGTTTTCGCCCTCCGTCGCTGGCACCACGTCAGTAACGTCAGCCTGCGAAGCAGTGGCTGAAACAGTTGTTGATTGAGTCTCTTTGGTCATTCGCCCTCCTGAGAGACGGGATTTACGTGCATCCAGTGCATCACGCATGACGGTGATCGCATCGGTGCTGTTAACAAGTTCATCAGCCAGTCCGGCATCAATGGCCTCCTGACCGCTGTACACTGCAGCCTCGGTATCCAGCACAGCCTGCACAGACAGGCCGGTATATGCCGACACCTTCTGCGCAAACATCTGGCGGGTTGCGTCCATCCGGGACTGCAGTGTCTCCCGGACGTCATCCGGAAGATGGCTGTAGGGATTGCCATCCACCTTATGGCTGCCGCTGTAAATCAGCGTGATTTCCACGCCCTGTTTCTCCAGCGCAGCACCGTAATTACTGTGAGCCATCATGACGCCGATAGAGCCTGTCCGGGCGGTCTGCGTGACCAGACGCCGGGAGGCGGCACTGGCAAGCAGCTGACCTGCACTGCAGTTCATGTCGTTGGCCAGCGCCCATACCGGTTTTATGTCACGCACACGGGCGATGATGTCAGCGCAGTCAAATGCCCCCGCCACCATCCCGCCGGGCGTGTCCATATCGAGCAGAATGCCGTCCACCATCGGATCGCTGGCAGCCTGTTGCAGACGGGCGATAATGCCGTTGTAACCGGTCATCCCCGAATACGGCTGCAGCGCCCGCGTCCGGCTGACCAGCGTGCCGGACACCGGCAGCACGGCGATGCCGTTCATGATCTGATAACTGCGGGCCTGTCGTGGTCCGTCATCATCACCGGATAACGCCAGCGTCGCGGGTGCCTCTCCGGCAGCCAGGCTGTCACCGGACACCGCATCCGTCAGACGGCTGATCCCAAGCTGGCCTGCAAGCGCACAAAAGAAAACCCGCGCATAGGCGGGTTCAAGCATCAGCGGCTCATTAAAGGCCATGCTGGCAATATGCGGGAGATTACGCAGCTCTGCTGTCACTCTTCTCCTCCTCTGTTGATTGTCGCAGCCCGGATTCAAATGCCGCAGCCGCCCAGGCGGGCGGTTTAAGACCAGCTTCGCGGCGCTCCATCGTTTCACGGACCTGCTGGGCAAAAATTTCCTGATAGTCGTCACCGCGTTTCGCGCACTCTTTCTCGTAGGTGCTCAGTCCGGCTTCTATCAGCATCACCGCTTCCTGAACTTCTTTCAGACCATCGATGGCCATACGACCGGAGCCTATCCAGTCGCAGTTCCCCCAGGCACTTCGGGCTTCCTGAAAACTGAAGCGCGCTTTTGAAGGTAACGTCACCACGCGGCGAACGATGGCCTCTTCCAGCCAGCACAGAAACATCTGGCTCGCCTGACGGGATGCGACGAATTTTCGCCGTCCCATAAAGTGCGCCCACGACTCGTTCGCGCTGGCCCGTGCCGTGGAGTAGCTCATCTGGGCGTAATTCCGGGAAAGCTGCTCATATGAGACACCCAGCCCGGCAGCGATATACCGCAGCAGTGACTGCTCAAAAACGGAGTAGCCGTTATCCGTATCCTGAGCCGTCTGCAGGTTCAGTGAGTCACCCGGCATCAGGTGCGGCACTTTTGCGCCTCCCAGCCGGACCGGTGCGGCGGCGTAATACGCGGCAATTTCACCAATCCAGCCGGTCAGCTTGTCCCGCTGCTCCTGACTGTTCGCGCCCAGAATAAAATCCATTGCTGACTGCGTATCCAGCTCACTCTCAATGGTGGCGGCATACATCGCCTTCACAATGGCGCTCTGCAGCTGCGTGTTCTGCAGCGTGTCGAGCATCTTCATCTGCTCCATCACGCTGTAAAACACATTTGCACCGCGAGTCTGCCCGTCCTCCACGGGTTCAAAAACGTGAATGAACGAGGCGCGCCCGCCGGGTAACTCACGGGGTATCCATGTCCATTTCTGCGGCATCCAGCCAGGATAGCCGTCCTCGCTGACGTAATATCCCAGCGCCGCACCGCTGTCATTAATCTGCACACCGGCACGGCAGTTCCGGCTGTCGCCGGTATTGTTCGGGTTGCTGATGCGCTTCGGGCTGACCATCCGGAACTGTGTCCGGAAAAGCCGCGACGAACTGGTATCCCAGGTGGCCTGAACGAACAGTTCACCGTTAAAGGCGTGCATGGCCACACCTTCCCGAATCATCATGGTAAACGTGCGTTTTCGCTCAACGTCAATGCAGCAGCAGTCATCCTCGGCAAACTCTTTCCATGCCGCTTCAACCTCGCGGGAAAAGGCACGGGCTTCTTCCTCCCCGATGCCCAGATAACGCCAGCTTGGGCGATGACTGAGACGGAAAAAGGACCCGACGATATGATCCTGATGCAGCTGGATGGCGTTGGCAGCATAGCCGTTATTGCGTACCAGATCGTCTGCGCGGGCATTGCCACGGGTAAAGTTGGGCAGCAGGGCTGCATCCACACTTTCACTCGGTGGGTTCCACGCCCGCAACTGCCCACCAAATCCGCTGCCACCGCCGTGATAACCGGCATATTCGCGCAGCGATGTCATGCCGTCCGGCCCCAGAAGGGTGGGAATGGTGGGCGTTTTCATACATAAAATCCTGCAGGTCCCCTGCGTCGCTGTGTCATGCCGGTCTGCACTTCCAGCTCTGCAATATATTTTTTCAGGTCAGACACGGAAGTGGCCGTAAACTCCACCCTTCGTCCGTCTTTCTGTACTGTTGCCACCCGTTTACCTGTCATCAGGTCATGCAGTGCCGCACGGGCAGCGGCAAGTTCTTCCTGTCGCGTCATTCATCCTCTCCGGATAAGGCACGGGCGTAATCTGCCAGTGTTTTCTTGTTGGTTGCTGCACCATCCTCTTCCTGCAGGCTCGCCAGCAGCGCACTGAGATCCAGCTGCCAGCGGGAAATACTGATGCGCAGCGCCGCCAGCGCATAAACGAAGCAGTCGAGTGCCTCATTGCGTCGCTTTTTGCTGTCCCACAGTATTTTTTTCCTGCCATCCACCCATTTTTCGACCTGCTCTTCAGCAGTCAGCTGCTGCGCTTCGGTCAGATCAAAAATATCCGGGTTATTCGGGAAGTGAACGGCACCGGGAAGCGGTTCATCCCCTTCCGGCGTCAGTGTGAAGCGGTTATAAATCTGCTCTTTCGCGGTATCCGTACCGATTTCGGTAAGGAAAACCCCGTTTTTGTTTCGCTTACGTGGCATGCTGGCCACCGGCTTACCGTAGACGGATGCCCCTTTAATGGGGATCACCCGGAACAGCCCATGCTTTTTCGAGCGTTCATACACAATGGTCGGGTCAATGCCCCCAATATCCCAGCAGATACGGGATATCGACATTTCTGCACCATTCCGGCGGGTATAGGTTTTATTGATGGCCTCATCCACACGCAGCAGCGTCTGTTCATCATCGTGGCGGCCCATAATAATCTGCCGGTCAATCAGCCAGCTTTCCTCACCCGGCCCCCATCCCCATACGCGCATTTCGTAGCGATCCAGCTGGGAGTCGATACCGGCAGTCAGGTAAGCCACACGGTCAGGAACGGGCGCTGAATAATGCTCTTTCCGCTCTGCCATCACTTCAGCATCCGGACGTTCACCGATTTTCGCTTCCCATGTCTCACCGAGCGTGGTGTTCACGAAGGTTTTACGTTTTCCCGTATCCCCTTTCGTTTTCATCCAGTCTTTGACAATCTGCACCCAGGTGGTGAACGGGCTGTACGCCGTCCAGATGTGGAAAGTCACGCTGTCCGGCGGCTCAATCTCTTCACCGGATGACGAAAACCAGAGAATGCCATCACGGGTCCAGATCCCGGTCTTTTCGCAGATATAACGGGCATCAGTGAAATCCAGCTCCTGCTGCCGGATGACGCAGGCATTATGCTCGCAGAGATAAAACACGCTGGAGGGATCATCCGGTGTCCATTTGAGGCCAAACGGCGTCTCTTTGTCGCCAAATTTAAGGTACTGCTCCTCCCCGCAGTGCGGGCAGGCAACATGAAAACGCATAAAATGCGGGGATTCACTGGCAGCACGCTCAATCTGGCAGGTGCCTCTCACTTTGGGCGTGGAGCCACGGATGGACTTTGGCCAGACCGAGCCTTCAATACGCTTGTCGCCCAGGAACGTCGGAGAGCCTTCCTGTTCAATATCATCATCAAAGGCAGCAAGTTCATCATAACCCGCCACATCCACTGACTTTTCACGGTAGTTTTTTGCCGCTTTACCGCCCAGGCACCAGAAGCCACGCCCATTGGTGAAACGCTTCATAGTGAGCGTGTTATCCCGGTGCTTTTTGCCATACCACGGGGCCAGCGCCAGCAGCGACGGAATATCACGGATGGTCGGCTCAACGTGGGTTTTCATGAAGTTTTCGGCATCGCCATCCGTCGGCAACCAGATAAGGGTGTTACGCTGCTTATGCTCTATGAAGTAGGCATAAACACCCAGCAGCATTTTGGAATAACCAACACGGGCAGACTTCACCACATTCACCTCGCGGATGTAGTCGCTGCCCATCGCATTCATGATGGCACGCTGAAAGGGCAGTGTTTCCCAGCGCCCTTCCTGGTATGCGGATTCTTTCGGGAGATAGTAATTGGCATCCGCCCATTCAACGGCGGTCTGTGGCTCCGGCCTGAACAGGGCACGAAGCCCGGCGCGGACAAAATGCCGCAGCCTGTCAACCTGACTGTTCGATATATTCACTCAGCAACCCCGGTATCAGTTCATCCAGCGCGGCTGCTTTGTTCATGGCTTTGATGATATCCCGTTTCAGGAAATCAATATGCCGGTTATCCAGCTCAGGAAAACGTCGCTGCACCGACAGAGGAATACCGTCGAGAATACTGGATATTTCCCTTGCTATACGCGACAGCACGAAAGTACAGAATGCGGTTTCCACCACTTCAGCCGATTCTTTGGCATTTTTCAGTTCTTGCGCCGTCGCCTGAGCACGAGTCAGGCGATGGCGCTCAAATTCAAGTGTTCCGGGGTGAAGATCTGCCTCGCTGGCCAGCCGTAATTCTTCAACCTCCCGGCGCAGCTTTTCGTTCTCAATTTCAGCATCCCTTTCGGCATACCATTTTATGACGGCGGCAGAGTCATAAAGCACCTCATTACCCTTTCCACCGCCTCGCAGAACGGGCATTCCCTGCTCCTGCCAGTTCTGAATGGTACGGATACTCGCACCGAAAATGTCAGCCAGCTGCTTTTTGTTGACTTCCATTGTTCATTCCACGGACAAAAACAGAGAAAGGAAACGACAGAGGCCAAAAGGCCTGTTTTCAGCACCTGTCGTTTCCTTTCTTTTCAGGGGGTGTTTTAAATAAAAACATTAAGTTACGGAGAAGAAGAACGGAAACGCCTTAAACCGGAAAATTTTCATAAATAGCGAAAACCCGCGCGCCTTCCGCCCCGTAGCCTGCCGGATCGCCGGAAAGGACCCGCAAAGGTGAGAATAATTATCACTTGCATTAATATCCAGCTTCTTCCACCATCGCACCGGACGGGCGACTATGAGGGACAAAACCGCGCACCATAAACGCGGTAAAAACCCGGTGTGCATCGTTTTTGATTATTTCCGCACACTCGCGCAGAAGGAATTCCCCGTCGGGCTACGGTCATGGTTAATGCGGAAATACGGCGACGATGCAGCGCATGATGTGTCAGGCTTGAATACCTTTATCCGTTAAAAGGGATATCAGTTAAGTTATCCCGTGCAGGGTATAAGCCATTATCAAAGCCACTCAGTAGCGAATGGCTTTTGTAATGGACTATTTAATTAGTGATGCTGCGTGGCTTCATACAAATTTCAGAAATATGATTCTTTTCGTCCAAATGATGCTGGACATCATTTTTATCATCACTCAACAACTCTGCTGTTAATACAATCCCTGCTGTCTCAGATTTCCAGGAAATGCTGATATCCTGATCATCTGCATCAACATCATATTTTATCGAGTAAGGACTAAAGCTACGTCCAACGAACGCATCATTTACCAGTACACGCCCACCCTGTCTGACCTGAAAGTCAACGCGCCCTGAAAGCTGATTTGCTGTTACAAGCAATGCCTTTTTTCTTTTTGTTTTATTGCTCATTGCCACCAACTGTTCAGCCATCTCTCTTGTCACACTACCAGAAACTCTTTCTTGAATTTTCACAGAAAATTTTCTGGATGTAGTAGCATCGACATTAAAAAATCTGGATGTCATCAGGCAGTTATTAACAATTGGCATCAGCTCACTTACGATTGTAAAAAATTCCCGGTAAAGCTCATTTTGCTTTTCAACACACAGCTTTCCACAATCGTCCAGCTTACGCTCAAGAGCACTTAATCTTTCCATTATTGAATTAATTTTTTGCAACTCTTTCATCAAAACCTCCTGACAAAGATACCGTGCGACCACGGTCGCACGCTCCTGAATACATGCCCTGTTTCTTCCACCCTCGCACAGGACTGGCGAGCATGAGGGACAAACCCGCGAATCATTAGCGCGGTAAAAACCCGGTGTGCATCGTTTTTGATTATTTCCGCACACTCGCGCAGAGGAGTTCCCCGTCGGGCTACGGTCATGGTTAATGCGGAAATACGGCGACGATGCAGCGCGGTATTTAATGTGCGACCACGGTCGCACACGAGAAACAAAGAGATTTTTATGCTACAGAGGAACAAGCTGGCGGGTAATTCAGCGTAGTGAATACCGGCATCTCCATCTTGTATGCGTAATGATACTCAGCAGTTGCTCCAGCAGACGCTTTCCAGCCAGGAAGCATCAAAATAGCATCAGCACAACGAAGCATTGCAAAGCAAATATCCATGTATTCACGTTGTGTCAGACCATTAGGCAAAGTGGCTGGATTCAAGACAGAGTGACCATGTCGTGACAAACGATCTGCCTCTTTATTAAAGGCGTCACGATTAAAGTTCTCATATCCAGTCATTGGCCCGGCAATATAAATTTTCATTCACTATCCAACAAATTGAGTTCGTTTTTGATACAGAGGGATTAATTCGGGCATTGCGTCTTGATGTATTCCTGAAGCGTTCTCAGTGCTGTCTGGTCTCTGATGATTCCGTCCCGGATACCGAGAACGTTTCGTCCAGCAACTGGAGAGAGTTCGACGGTGGCATCATTGCCCATGCCGGAGGCGCTGGAGGTTTCGGCTGAGGATGGCACAGAGCATTTTCCTTTGACGAGCACCCGACCACCATTATCAAGCTTGCGCCGAAGAGCATCATTTTCAGCTTTCGCATCAGCCAACTCCTTCGTGTATTTTGCATCGAGCGCAGCAACATCACGCTGACGCTGCTGCATGTCAGCGATGGTGGCGGTCGCCTGCTTCAGCTCACTGACTTTTTTATCACGCTGTTCTTTGTAGGCGATGGCGTTATCACGGTAATGATTAACAGCCCACGACAGGCAGACGATGATGCAGATAACCAGTGCGGAGATAATTGCGGTTACTCTGCTCATTGCTGCCCCCACAAACAGACTTCACGCTCAATCTCACGGCGAGTCATCAGCCCTTTCCATTGCTTACCGCCAGCATATGTCCAGCGACGTAGTTGATCACATGCACCTTTGATATCGCCCTGGTTGATTTTGCGAAGAAGTGTCGATGTTCTGAAATTGCCTGCACCCACGTTGTAAACGAACGAGTAAAGAGCACCACGCGTTGTTTCCGGTATATCGACTTTGATGTACGGGTTAATTTGTCTGGCGACAGTAGCAAGGTCTTTATTCAGGAGAGCTTTGCATTCTGCTTCGGTATACGTTTTACCGAGCATAATGTCTTTTCCTGTATGCCCGTAACATACAGTCCATACACCAACGATGTCTTTGTAGGGGGTATGTCTCACACCTTCCAGACCATCGTTGCCGCTCGGACCAGAGATGAGCACAGATGCTATGGCAATAGCCCCGCCACCAATAGCAGTTGCGACAGCTTTGCGTAATGATGACTGCATCATATTTCCTTCGGTGCTCTCTTTCCCAATTCACCAATAACCATCGCCGTGGCGGAAATATTATTGGCATCAGTTTTATCCAATATGTCCTGCAATATCTTCGTGCGCTTCATCTGCTCGCGTTTATTGAGCCGGTATGTAAGTACACCGAGGATAATGCTGAACGCGACACCGATAATGAAGCCCCAATCCTGCAATGACAGGCTGGCAAAGAACGCAGTAAGACCAGCACTACCATAAGATGCGCTGCTGTATCGTTCATCCATCTTCATATCTCTTACCTCGCAATAGTTGCTGAGGTTTCGGCTTGGAAACTATACGGCGAGAAATAACCCCATCAAAAACGGCAAGGGAATATATTCTTCAGTTACTCAAATAACTTTTTCACTTCATCAACTGTCTGAAGATAACGTTCACCCTCAATCTCAATACCGATTGCCTGACGACCTAACTTCAGCGCGGCTTTAATAGTAGAGCCTGATCCCATAAAGAAATCGGCAACGATATCTCCGGGGCGGGAACTACTTTTTATAATATGTTCCATCATCGCTGCAGGTTTTTCACATGGGTGCTTGCCAGGATAATATTGCACAGGAGGAAACTCCCATACATCGGTATAAGGTACATCAGCAGTAACATGAAATGGGCGGCGCAAATTTTCATACTGAGCCTTCAAATCATCATACTGCTTCTTTACTTCCTCATAACGCAATTTCAGATCGCTATAACGCTTTTCATGTTCTGAATAATCAACATTAAAAGGATATGGACACGGGACACCGAGTGAATCTGCCTTCCTGCGAAATAATTCGCATAGTTTATTAAAATCACTTAATGATGGAAGCCGCCACTGCGAATAAGAAAACCAGTGCGAACACATCTGCTTTCCTGTTGCTGAATTAATGTCTGCGGCTGATATATCTAACTGACGGCGAGCCAGCGAAAAAGCATCAATTAGTGGAGAAAAAATATTTTTTCTTAAATCTGCACATTTTGAAGCATAACCTGACTGACCTTTAGCATAACCTGACGCGCCGTAATGCTCTGCAAATAATATTCTTTCAGTGGCAGGAAAATAAGCCCTTAAACTTTCTTTATGACAACCGCGCCACATACCACTGGGTTTAGCCCAAATGATATGGTTCAGAACATTGAAACGGTCGCGAGTTAATAATTCAATTTTTGACGCAAGGCGAGAGCCGGTAAACATATACAGGCTGCCATTAGGGGCCAATATCCGCCAAAATTCTGCCAAAAATTCATCAATCCACCCCAAAAAGTCAGCATCGCTATCCCACTGGTTATCCCATGCGTTAGCCTTTACGCCGAAGTATGGTGGGTCTGTTGCAATCAAATTGACCGAGTTATCAGGGATGGTTTTGATAAATTGCAGAGAATCTGCGCAAACGAGTTGCGCGCCATGAATATTAGTGGTTTTGAACATAGCTATTATTTTTTTGCCTGGGTAAGCTAACCCGGTGATGCGCATCGCGGGTGGGCTTTAGGTTCAGCCTATAGCTCTGGCATGGGTTGACCGCAGGACAAGCTGCAACTTGTCCTGCGCCCACTTTTCAGGCACAAAAAAACCGCCATAAAGGCGGCTTGTTGGCTGTTGGGTACAAAAAACCCAACTTAACAAAACAATAACTAAAAACCGTAATTTTGCCAAGCTTTTTCGTTTTTGTGCTGTGCGACCGTGGTCGCACAGTTTTTAGAAAGTTGCCTGCTTATATTCATCGGTCAAAGAATATCGACCAGACCCGCTACGCTTTGCAACCCCAAAACAGATCATCTGTTCGATGATAAATTCAACGGCAGCTTGACTCAAAAAACAGGCTTCGCTTAACTCTTTCAGGGAAATGCGTGGGTATCCACGCATAACACATTCCACACTCAGGGCCGCTTCAGTCATATTTCCACGAATTTCATTAATATTCATAACGCCTCTCTAATCAATCTTGAAACTGGAAATCAACATCAGCCATAAAGCGGTTCAACTCAGCCAGTTTTGGCCCCATAGTCCCAACTAAGCGACCAGCCAGTCGGTCTGCCAGGTTGGTACTGTTGAAACCATATTCCTTTTCGAAACGTTCAACCTTCTGCCACAACTCATACAGTTCGTTAGCTATCTCCGCAACGTCGTCGCGCATTTTTTCGTTACCTTGATAATTCATAATATCCTCCAAATTCATATAGTTAGTGGGTTATTGCCCCTCAATGACACGAACTGTAACTCTGCCAAACGAACACATCCAGTGTTATTTTTCACTTTTTAGTGAAATTTTTAATTTGCGCTTTTTTCTTGTTTTGGTGTATTTTATGGCTATGGAGGCTATAATATGTTTAACGTGATAACCCACCCTGCAGCACTGGATGAACTGCTTGAACTACCAGATGATTTGCGAGGTCGCATGACCAGATTAATTGAGCGACTGGAGAAGGAAGGCAACAAACTGAAGATGCCCCATAGCCGTGTAATAGGTGGAGGGCTTTTTGAACTACGAGTAGGGGATAAAAACATCGCAAGAACGCTGTACGCCTACGCGACTGGTAACGAAATTTATCTATTGCATGCATTTGTAAAAAAGACACAGAAAACACCGGTGAAGGCTATCGAAATCGCCAGAACTCGCCTGAAGGAGATGAACTGATGAAAGCGAAAGGCATCCCGTTTAACGAAGTAAAAGAAAAACTTCTCAACACTCCAGAAGCCATCAAAGGATATGAAGAGGCCGATAAAGAGCTGGAGATGGTCGAAATGTTATACGAAATGAGGGAAAGAGCAGGTTTAACGAAGTCAGCTCTGGCTGAACGAATGGGATTGCGCCCGTCAGCTATCAGCCGCCTGGAAAGCAATCCTTTAGGGGCAAGCATGAAAACTTTATCAAAATATGCCCAAGCATGCGGTGCAACGATTAATATTAATGCCGTCTATTGATTAGACCCTTTTCGCTACCCCGTCCAGAAGGGCGGGGTGTGTATCAATGATGCAAACACTCAACAGCAATAACTTGTTGGCAATTCTGAGCAATCTCCCGCGACATACTAACAAGTCGTGAAATCTCGCCAAGATGCAAGCTGGCTTCTGGAGAAGCCAGAGCAACGCTAACCAGATCTAAAACGGCGTCGATGTCTTTTAGGTTTGATCCGAGTTCTTCAAGAGTTGATACAGGTGCTTCAGTCATTGAATCTAATACCATTTAATTAAAAAAGGTTATTTGATACTGTATAAAATTACAGGGTAAAACTCAAATTTTATAGCCAACTTTCAATGGATTAACTGGTTAAATATCTTTGTAGTCCGATACTTATGTTCCCTTCCTACGCCTCGCCCAACCACTTTCAAAAGCCCATCACCACCATCAGAAAAGCTCTTTTCGCTCCGTTTTCGTATCATTTCAAAAAGCAATGCCTTTTTGTCCATTTATCCCTCCGTGACCAGTCACACTTTGAGCGCAAGTTTCAGCCTCGTGGTTGTAAGGTGGCATGAGCCTTCACCATCAAAAATGCATTCTGAAACAGGCATTTTTTGACCACATCGCGGACAAGTAGTAGATAGCTGTTTCTGCAACTCCTTATAGTTTTTCCTGATCAGCAGTCCGATGACTTCGTTCTCTGAATATGGAACTCGCCCTGGTCTACGCAATACACAAATTTCCCCCAACATACGTAACTCGTCAGGTTCCAGAATCCAGTCACGTCTTGATGTTCCTTCCTTCTTCAACCGTTCCCTGCGTCTTCTTTGCCGTTCTGCCGGTGTCAGCGCCATAAATCCTCCTAAAAATTACTTAACCCAATTAACTACACCGCCAGCGGCCACAACCGCTTTTTCACAGTCACGCTCATATCTCAAAGGTTGAAATACACCATCAATAAAATATTTATCTCCACCACATGCTGCTGGAAGTGAAACAGAAAACTGAATACGACCATCATCTGGCATTTGCTCACTACAGCTTATCCAACCATCCGGAGTTACCGGAGAGTTGCCAGACAGCTTGTTCAACTTGTAAGTCTGGCTTACAGGTTTGACACCGTGAAGCATGGTGGCGCGGCAGGCGTTCCAGCCTTCATCAAAACCGACTATGCCATTATTTAAAGTCGGACGAGCATCTGGCACCACCGGCACTGGCTTGGCTATATATAGCGGCTGAACATACCAGCCCTTTGATAACCAACTGTCAGCAATGTTTTTACTCCTGGTTATTGCTGGAATACCTAAGCCATTGTCTGAATGTAGCCATGCCACCGGCTCCTCTTCCAGCGATGCCAGTGCGATTTCATAAGCTCGGCGCTCAATATTGTCTCGAACGTCCAGGCTACCGATTCGCTCTTTGATTTCTTTAATCAGTTCTTTGTCGGTAAACGTGATCATTATGCTCCAGCCTCCGGTGCTTTCGGCATTACTGCCCAATGAGTGATATTGACGTTTTCAAGATCCCCGACCTGAAATGTCCACTGCCAGTCTCCGGTTTCTTTTTGTCCCCAGGTGTACCAGAGAGAACGCCAGCCAATAAGCCAGCCTTCTCCGTTAGCATCGAATAACAAAACACTTTCATTTGCAGGTGGCAGTTCAACTGACACTGGTGTTACTTTGTTTCCCTGTTCTACAATTCGCTTTCTTGCAGCTTCCAGCTCAATAGACAATTTTTCCAACTGCTCTTTATGCTTTTTGTATTCCTGATATGCGTGCCAGGACTGTCCTTTGCGCACGCTTTCAGTAATATCAGCAACCTGCTCTGGAGTTAGCGTAGTCAGTTGCTGGGCTGGAAAAATCATTACTTGTCCGGAATCCCAGTCAAAACCAGCCTGAATTGACTGAACATCAACTGATGGTGTTGAACCAATGCTACCTGGTGAATGAACAACAATCGTTACATTCATATCGCAACGCTGGCTGTGTTTGTTGGACAAGATACGATTCACCAACTCAGAAAATTTGGAAAATTTCATGCGGATTCCCCTTTCTCTGCTTTCTCCTGTCGGAACATCATGATCATCAGATCACCTTTGGTTGCCACTCTGACTGTTGTGCCTGGTTCAATGCTGTTAAGTTCAAATGCGTCATAGAACGCTTCTAATGCCTTCTGGCGTAGCTCCTGTTTGCGCCGTTTTTTCCACTGTTTTAGAAAAACAGTGGCCGCCCACTTCCCTGCGCTGAACATGATGTAAAAATAACCAAACAGGGCCAGACCAGTATTCAGAACCGTATCGACCGTCATTGTTGTGTCGATATTCACCGCACCACCTCATGAAAATTTCCCTGATAAAACGCCAGTACACGCTGCATAACTTCGCTCTTCCGACAATCGTGACAAATCATGTTCAAGCGCCTGTCGTAACGACGTATTTCTCCGTCAGGTAATGACCAGATAAGGTCTGGATCAACCACTACCGATTTCTTCGGCTTTACTCTTGATAGTTTTTTACGGGCGTTTTGCCAGTCCTTGCGTGCTTGTGCAGACAGAAATATCCCGGAGCCAGAGATATACAAATCACCACTGGCAGCAAGCTCTCTTGATAAACGACTAACAGCACACCGGCTAATACCAGTTTCATCCGCAAGTTGCCTAACCGTTCCTCGTCCATTCAGGCGCACGAGTTCCACAATTTGTTTATTCAGTTCTTCCCTCTGTTCTGGTGTAAAAGCCTTTGCCATTACGATTCTCCTTGCCCTTTTACAAGACGGGAGAAAATTGCAGATACATACTTAGCCTGATGAATAGCATCAGCCAGGGCATTGTGTCGTTCACCATCAAATGGCATATCTTTTTTAGGATTGAAACCAATAAACTGACCAAGATTAACGATTGTTCGAACATCCTGATCATTAAAATATTCCCACGGACAGGCTAAGCCAACGCGCTCATAAGCACCGCGTAAAATTACATTGTCGAATGTTGCTCCATTTCCCCATACTTTCAATTTTTTTAAATTACATGCATGGCAAGTAATAAAGTGTGATAATTCAAAAAGTGCATCCTTAATATTAAGGGCATCATTAGTACAAATTGCGGCTCTGGCTTCCTTGCTCTGTTTCAACCACCATAAAATGGTATCACCATCGGCGACACCACCATTCAACATCGAGCTTCTGAGATTCACTGGCACATAAAAAGTAGGACCTAATTCCTCACCTTCTGGAGAAAAAAACACTGCCCCGATAGAAACAATTGGAGCACATGTGTTAGTACCCATTGTTTCAAGGTCAATCATTACATCAGACCGTTTCCTGTCGTAAATAATCTGATTAGTCACGAATAATTCTCCTCAACGTTTATCTATACCCAAATTTTCTGTTGATATGTTCTGGATGGTTTTGGTGTTCTTTCTGATTCAGGTAAATGAACATAAACGCAATATCCATCACCTAAAAAATCAGAACGAACAACCAGAACTTTCTTACCACGCCGCCGATAAGTATCTGAAAGACGCTCTGCTTCATCATGCGTCATCGGCCCCTGCTTAAATGGCGTTATTTTCATTTTCTTGTGCGACCACGGTCGCACCCTCTCTGATTTCCAAGTAACGCTTAATCCAAAGATTTTCTATATGCTTATTACCTGGCTGATTTGATAAATACCAATCGGCAATTACAGACTGCTTATTACTATCTGGTCGTGTCCTGTAACCACAAGTTGGACACCAGATAACATATTCATTTCTTACCCCCGAATACCTTAATTCCGGCTTCGACGGTTTCCTGAACATAACTTGTTTACAAAGGCAGAATGGCACTTCCTGCCCGATGGCGTTTGATGATTTCACTGCGCTTCTCCGCCGCATTTAATAATGCAGTTCGATTTAAGCTCAGACATCGCGACTTAATTAAAAGCCAGCGTTCTTTATAATCTTGTCTCCAGCTATCAATAGATATATTCAGTAGAAAACTCAGCTGCCTGTCCTGTTCTCTATCATCAACTGCCTCAGCACACGTAAGTTCTGACTTAACCTGCTGTGCCGCGTAATAAATCAATTTTCTCATGGCTTTTTTCGTGGAGGCCTTCATTTTTTTAAACCCGCCACCCGAATGCGCAACCAGAAAATCAAGCCATAACCACTGACAAACAATCACATCATTGTTGTAGTTAGGCTTGCATCCGTAGCAATAATAAAGCCAGGCTGATTCCTCGTTATTCAACTGACCAATAGCCCTGCGCCAGCTGGCGCTCTGAAAATCAATATCAGTGAGCAACATTGATGATTGTTTAAATGTTTTGCCCTGGTGGAATCTAACCGGCTCAGCAGGAACAGACACTTCGTATGAGTTATCATCACCTACACTGATTGACCGGACTGGTTTATTGTTAAAGCGTCCTGATCTGCCTAGACGCATCTGCTCAAGCTGGACCTCTAGGATGCCACGCTGGCGATAATGAATATCAGCCAATGCCGTGGAGACGCAGCTGCGTATATACTCAAGCTCCACGCTTACGGCTCTCCTTAATCGACTGCTTTACCCGCCGAGTTGTAAAGTCACTCTTCAGCTTGTAAGCAGTACGAACTTCAATATCACTTTGCCGCAATGAAGGAATCTCTCCAGCGGTTAACCATTGGTAAACAGCACCGGGTGTTACACCTACCCCAGCCGCTGCTTTTTCTACACTGCCAAAGTGGCGAATAAGTTCTTCTGGTTTCATGCGGTTATTATAAGCAATAAATCGCATTTAAAGCCAGCTATAATAAATAAATTTTATAGCCAGCTATAAGAAGATCATTTATGATTAAGCTATGAAAACACGAGGCGAACGACTGAAAGCACGCCGTTTAGAGATGAAGCTGACGTTGCGAGAAGTTGCTGAGGCTGTCGATATCTCTATTGCAGGCGTCCAAAACTTAGAACGTGGCGACGTAATGCCGTCACTGGAGATAGGTATTGCCCTGGCTAAATGCTTACGCAAGCCAGTGCATTGGGTGCTGTATGGGACAGAATATGACCCTGATCGCATTCCTGTTATTGGCACAACTGAAAGTGGACCTGATGAAGAGTGGAAGCCAGGACAGGTTCCAAATACTGAGCGATTCCTGCCATTCATCAGCCAGCGCAATACTGTTTATGCGTTAACTATCAGCAATCTGGCGCAGGGAAACTATCAGCCAGGCGATTTTCTCCTGGTCGATTCTGCGCTGGAACTGGTTCCCGGCGAGGATGTTCTGGTTCGTGATACTGCAGGAAATATCACCATCCAGCGCCTGGCCCGTTTTGATGATGAAAATTACTATCTGGACGGAACAAATTCACAACGCGCCATCTTCAGGAAAAGCGATCTTGAATTTGTTCACCAAATAGTCGGAACGATCAAATCATTCATGGTTGAGGGTAGATGACTTAATACGGGGTTTATTGTTTGCTGTAAATCTGGTTTAATGCAGAGCATATGTTCTGTGGGTTGACTCAGGTTACAGCAGCAGAAAAAAGACGAAAAAAAACCCGAGTCGGCAAACTCGGGTCCTTTTCAGGAAGCAGCCACAGTAACGCGACGGATTCCGTCAATTCAAGATGCGTTTATTGTGGCTGCTCCTGCGGATTTTTTCAACCCGAAAAAACATAATTCGCATGGAATGGCTAAAAAATGACATTAAACGATTTCTATGCGGATCGCTTTGGCAGCGATCCGTTCTCGCTAATTGAAGCAGCACGGGATGAACTAACCGAGCTGGCACAGATGGCTGGTATCAACTGGTCTGCCTGTTCCGACAACATCCAACTCAACCCTCGCGGGGGTGTTGAGCGTTACTCTTCATACAATAAAACATCTCCAGAAGCTCTCGAAAAGAGCCTCAAAGGACGCGTAGAAATTTACTCCCGGCTGGAACACAGCAAAGGGATTGATTACCCGTTCATTAACTTCGTCCATAAAGGCAGCGATGCTGGCTCATGGAGCGGTTTCTCCTTCCTGTTTTCTGAATATCGCCGTGAGCAACAACGGAATAATGCGACCGTGGTCGCACAACCGGAAGAAGAACGGGCAAGAATAGAACGTCAGGCCGAAGCACGTCGTCGCCGTGAAGAACAAAAACGAATTAATGACCTGAAAAACAACCAAATGGACCATGAACGTTTGCTGGGATGGCTGGCATTCCACAGCGCGTGGGAACATGCTCCTGCAGAAGACGGCTCATGGCCATATGCGATTAAAAAAGGTATTCGTGACGTTTTTAATTCGTGTGATGTGCGTCGCGTGACCAGTCACGACAGCGCAAAATGGAGCAGGGGGCCAACCACGTATATGGCTATCCCTCTGGCTCACCTGGACGGTCGTTACGATGGTCGTATTGTGGGTTGGCAGCGAATCGACAAACAAGGTGGAAAATACCAGACCAGCGCCGTAACCAGCGGCGATTTCGTCGGTGCCTGCTTTGTTATCGGTGAGCTAAAAGGGGCGCAAAACATCGCTGTTACAGAAGGTTTTGCTACTGGTGCATCCATCTGGCTTGCCACGAAAAAAGATAAACGCTTTGACGCTGTGGTTGTCGCTGTATCCGCTAATAACATGGTTCATGTTGTGGAACAACTGGTAAACATGTACCCGGCGGCAAAAATCACCTGCGCACTGGATAATGACCGGAAATCAGCCACAGAAGGAAAAGGGAATACCGGCCTGCGGACTGGCTATGAAATCTTATCGAAATTCAACGATGTCCGCTGCGTCTATCCAACTTTTGAAGACGATCCGCAAATGGAGTGCAGTGACTTCAACGACCTGCACAAACTGCGTGGACTTCGTGAAACAGCACGTCAACTGTTTGCAACTGCAAACCGCCTGAAAACCGGCACTGATTTGCTATCTCTGACGCTCAACCGCCTGAAGACAATTAAGCGGGATAACCGTCGTACTTTTGCCAAAGAGCTGCTGAGAGCGGTGGATATTGGCATGCTAACCTGTCCGGTTCCTAACAGTCCGTCAGACTTATTTAACATGTTCTGCATCGTTCTGCGTGAAATGGGGCTGGAAAATATCTATCGCGCTACGGTAAAAGACCACATTGCCCGTCGCCTGAATAAAAAGTGCCGTATTGCCCAGGCTCCGCGCTCATTCAGCGAACGCATAACTGATCCCAATAAACGTCCTCAACATATCACCTATAAGCGTTTTGAAACTTCGGTAATGACCGATGACGTCCTGAAGTATGTGCAATCACTACAGGGGATAGTCATCGTTCGTGCTGGTATGGGTTCCGGCAAATCTACTGGATTGTTACGACCTTTAATGCATAGCTCAGAACGTGGTATCTCTGTTGCTCACCGTGTTTCCCTTATTGGTGGCCTGTGGGAAATGATGACAGAAGGAAAAGGTGTAAAAGCCGATATCCTGCACTATCAGGACCCTGGCTATCAGGAAATGGCTCCATACGCCAGTAAACTGACCATCTGCATAAACTCGATTGTTAAAAACTGCTGGCAACCGTTGATGCGCCAGCACGACTATTTTGGCTTTGACGAGGCCACGCAAGGGCTACGTGCCGTTCTTTCCGGTCGGGCTATGGAAAACCCGGTGGCTGTATTCAATACGTTAATCGACGCGCTGGCCAGAACGGAACAACACCCAATAATGGTGGATGCTGATGCGAACGATCTGCTGGTTGACCTGGCTGAACTGGCTATGAAACGCCGTGAAGAACTAGGTTTACCGGCATGGCTGCAGATCCACGTAATTGAATTACCTGTTGATGTTCGCAACCGCGAAACAGGTGAGCCAATCCGGGTTTTTTATACAGAAAAAGATCGCATTATGACCGAGGTGGTGAAAGCTGTATCGGATGGCGAAAAAATCATGTTGGCCACCGACAGCTCCACCTTTGCAGAAGATGTGACAGCCACCCTGAGAATGCATTTTCCTGGTAAGAAATTTCTGTGTGTAAACCAGAAAAACAAACCAGAGCCAGAAGTTGAAGCATTTACCAATCAACCGAAAAAGATGGTCAAAAAATACGACGGCCTGATTTATAGCCCGTCTATTTCATCCGGTGTGTCGATTGAGCAAAAACATTTTGACCGTCATTTCGGCATGTTCTGTGGTGAAGTTGTACCCAGCGACGCAGTGCAAATGCTACGCCGCGACCGTACAGCAAAAGAATTTATTATCGGCTTTGATAAAGCTCGCGCAAAACGTGAAACTGACCCGCAAAAAATAGAACGAGCATTCGCCCAGGCATTGCTTGCTACCGCAGGCATGAACGGTGAACTGACGGATGTCGTTTTCGATGGCGACCGTATATCAATGGGGGTGGCCAATACCGACTTTACCAGGATGAAAATTAAAGCAGCCGCAATTGAAGCGTCTGCGCGTAACGACTACGCCAGCAACATGATCTGCATCATGCACAGCGACGGTTATAAGGTATCGCCGCTGGCCACCGATTATGCTGCGAATGATATCGGTAAAGATCTGCGTAAAGAAGCGCGGGATATTGTGTGGGAACAGACACTGGATCTGCATCTCAATACAGAAACTCCACAAGAATCAGAGCGTGAAGAACTGCTAAAAAAACGCGCGCTGACGCTTGAAGAACAAGCAAAACTTGTCCGCTGGGATATTGAGAACGAACTGAAACTACCGGTTGAAGAAGGCACGCTGAAATTCTATTTCGATGGTGCTCGAGACAAAGTTCGCCGCTATGAAACAATGCTTTTAGATGAGGTAACAGCTCGTCGTTACGACCGGGAAGAAGCAGCCATCAATTTTACCTACGCATACCGTCAGGCGGGACAGTGGCAATATTTTGTAGTGACCGCGATGACTCGCGAGCAGGCTGATGATGTCTTTAAAACTAAATTCCCTGGAATAATCGACTACAAGGTAAAAGCTACTCCTACTGTTGAAGTCGGGGCGCGCGGTTTCTATGCGCTTAAATCAGCAACTCTCCGGCAGTACTTTATCGACTGCGGTATCAACCCTGAGACTATGACCGGCGAGGCGACTCAGGAGCGTCTCAAATTCGCTCGAGATAACCTCATGACAGCCGAACGCCGTGACCTGTTGAATAACGTTCTGCACATTGGTGGTTTTATGACGCCAAAAGGGAAGCCTAAAGTGCCGGAAGCGTTGTTTAAAAACATTTGCGACTCTCTTGGCCTTAAAACAGGTAAACGTCGCGGCAGAGACGGCGATAAGCGTCCAACCTTGCGTTTTGTTGAGCCTGAATCAGCGGCATTTATGCTGGATATTCTTGTTCAGCGTCAGAAAGATGGCCTAACCCTAAAAACGCGTAAAGCCGAGAAGACAGCCATCGAAATGGATCGCGATTTGGATCTCAATATATATATGGATGATAAAACGCGATCCACAAACGAGCAGGTTCAAAACGCCCCTCATTCAGTAATTTCTGAGGCTTTGGCCGTATTGCCGGTGGCTGTTCCTGAGTCCTGGGCGATGAGTGCGCTTTCCGGTGAGGAGCTGGCCACTATGTCATCATGGTCATCAGCCAGCATAGCTATGACGTTTGCATCTCTGTATCTCACAGAGTTCATGGATCACTTGTCCAGCAATGAATTGCGGCGGTTACGAGAATACATTACCGGGAATAGCTCATGCAGCTACGAAGAGCAGGGCGCTTTCTATGGGTAATCAGTGGATATTATCTTTGTGTCTCTTGCTTTGTGTGTTCCAGCAATGGTTTTGGTTCATAGATCGAAAGTCTCACAAGGAAAACATGAAGGCCAGGAAGGCGATGTTTCGTGGTGAACAACTCGCGCAGACTTATCGTATGTGGAAACGCTTCTATCGTGATTTTTCGGTGAACGGGGAGTAAAAATATGTCTACTACTGCATTTTTGGACAAACTTGATTACCGTCAGCTGCAGTTCTGCCGGGATGAATGCGATCGACGCATTAAGGCTATCCAGGAGGAAGAAAAAAAGGTCGCCTGGGCTGTAACAGATCGTGGCCTTATCTTTGGCTGGTTCCGTACGGAGGATTACCTGAAAGCAGTGGAATTATTGGCGCGTAAGGCTGCTGAGCGTTGGGAACGAGCCGACAAGGAAAACCCGGAGACGAAGTATGAACTGAATCTCTACATCGAGGGCAACCGTCTACCATTGTCAGAGTATAACGCTTTGTTTGCTGATGGTGAGTGGGGTTAAAAATGGCTTTTCAATCATACAAATACGAATCCCCTTTGGATAAGGGATACATTCGTATCAAGTTAAGTCGTTCTCAGCATAAGGCTATTTTTAAGGTAAGGAAAATTCGCATATTGGATGCGTATGCGTATTACTACAACGGTGAAAATGTTGTTGTTGAACACTTTCTTGCACGATGGTTTGTAGCTCTGATTTTTGTCCCTCTCCTGTTAATTGGTACTTTTGTGGATGGTTTTCCTAGTACATGGCGGGAGATAAAGAAAGGCCTATTCCCGCGTAAGTACGGCAGATTTTCGCAAGATAGCTGGCGAGTTATACCTGGTAAACATTCTGTGGATGAGCAGCCGATTGTTGATTACTGGTTGAAGCGTATGGCTGATGCTAAAAAAGTTGATTGAGTTGTGATAACTGTTACAGGAGATAAAGTGAAGAGTTTTATTTTGGTTTTATGTTTTGCCTTTTCTGCTGCGGTTTATGCCCAGGAAGATAGCATTTCTGTTATTAACTCATCAGCGGAGCTTGCATGTAAAAATAATCCCGATGCTGCATCAAAAGAATCATGCAAAGAACTGCTCCTTTCGACGGCTGCTTTTGCTTCTGAAAATGCGAAATTTTATTCAGCCTTCTGTCGCGGCTATGTTAAGGAAGAAGATAAAGAAAAATGTGATGATGCCGGTAAGTTAGTTAGGTATTTCCACTCTCTTAATCCGTAATGGCCTTTGATTAACGATCAACTTCTGATCACTCGTTCAAGCAAACTATAAAAACACCTGTCCCCGTGACTGGTCACGGGGTAAAATGTCTTTGCAAATTATTGACGTGTGCGTCGTTTTGGAGGTAAAGTCACCTCGCTGCGGTAAATCCCGCAGTCGGGACTTCGCAATCCTGGCAAAACGAAGCGCACAACACGCGCCAGCGTGTTTTTTTGTGTGTATAGACCTGCGCATATCCGAATTATGGTGGCTCAGGTGGGGCTGACTTCGGTCGGGCCGGTTTCTTCGTTTACCGGTATTGCGAACCCCGCCTGGGCTACCACCAATAAAGAGATTCGCAACTCTGGTGGTAGCACGACCAATAAAACGGAGTGCATACCATGTTCAAATTCAAATTTGCGGCAGTCGTTCGCACAGACAAAAAGTCCCACATTCATCATCTTTCCACTATCGCGTCATCTGAACGGGAAGCTCGTCGCCAGTTCGCCAGCCGGTTTGTCCTGGTATTGTCTGCCCGTATTCCGGTGCGCGAGGTGGCTGCATGAATCAGGTAAAAATGAACACTGTTGGCCTGCTGGAATCGTTGGATGAACGTCTGGCTCAGGTCTATGCGCTCGTATCATCAGCCCATCGGACAGTCTCCAGTTGTGAGGCGTCGATTTACCTCTCAGAGGCTGGAAAACTTCTGCAGATTGCGTGTGAGTTAACGCATGAAGCACAGGGATATTCTGCGTCTCTCTCGTCGCACTTGCTGCGCGATAAGGAGGCTGAATGAGCGCGTTAGCAGTCTTTTCCTTTCAGGAAGAGCATCAGGTTCGTGTAGTGATGATCAACGGCGAACCGTGGTTTGTTGCATCTGATGTGTGTATGGCGGCGGGTATTGATTCTACGGCTATCAGAAAGTTGGATGAGGACGAAAAGGGGCAGGCGAGGTAGACCACACAACAAGGCACCGATAATTCGGTGCCTTTACCGTATGCTTTATCCGAAATATGTCAGCCATGCTAACTGCATTGCTGATATAGGGCTGTTTGCACTGCCGGACCAAGCATAATTCTGGCCATTATAATGAAATTCAACAACGTATGATCCATCACCAATATTTCTCACAGGCTTAAATACCGGCTTAGATACAGGTGAAGAAGGCGCGGGCGGTTGCTGTTCTTCTACGCTCTCTTCCTCTTCCTCTTCCTCTTCCTCTTCCTCTTCCTCTTCCTCTATCTCTATCTCAATTTCGTCGTCATCCAGATCGTCATCCTCTGATAATTCATCCGTCTGTTCAGGTATTGCTTCCAGCTCTTCTTCGTCAGGCATAACGATTTCTGGAGAATCTATTTTCAGCTGCCATTGTCCATTTTCGCCAACAAATTGCCCCAGAGCATCAGCAGCAAATTCTAGGTATCGACTAATCATTGTAGGGCTAAATTTGAATGCTCTTAGAGTGCTGTTCGTGATTTTTATAGAGGGGTCCTGCTCTACCAGCTGCTTAACTGTGTTATGCAGACGAACTCCGGCATCTCCTCTGGCGAATCCTGGCATTTCGTCATCAAGCTGCTGCAATGCTTCCAGCCTGGTATTTTCGTTTCCAGTATTTGGCCTCCATGTCTTTGAGAAGTTGGCCAGCTTGAATTGCTTATAGTGTAATTGAGTGTTTTCATCGTCATGGCCTAAAATTTCCATAAAGAAAACATCCTCATCTACGTTTTTCCAACGAGGATCTACGCGGAAAAACATTTCATACGCAATACGGGCATAAATAGCACGACTATCTTTATAAACACGGCGGTCATCTTTGAAAAATGATTTAACCCACGGGTTAAAAGCCTTTGCTAATATGGCATTAATCCGTCCGTTTTCAGAGCGTGTGTCGTTATCTCCATAACCTTTAACGACATCATCAAAATCAGATGCTGCTGGGCATGAGCGAAGTACATTTATTAAATAAACAAATGTTTTTGCTTCGCATAATGTATATATTTTTCTGGTTATATCATCAGAAGTTCTTTTTTTTGCTTGGCCTAAAAAATCAACGGTATACTTACCAGAAACAGTAAATGTACCTTGATACATAATCTCAATCATTCGTCTTCCTGACAATGCAGCAAGTGCAAATGCCAAAGGAGCCATACCTGAACGAGTGTTTAGATTATTTAATGTAGCAGGGCTATTTATAATATCGTAAATAGCTTGCATATATTTGGGGTAATCAATGACCACCACGTTACGTTTCTTATTGTGCAGAACGTCCGCCCATCGTTGCTGGATAGATGCGCGTTCGGCAGGGCTTAGTTGAAGATGATAGAGAATCTCATGGTTAACTTTTAGCTGATTCAACTCCTCAAGTAAGGCAGATCCTTGCTGTAGTAATTTATATAAATAATCGCGCTTATCTTTCCAGTTATCGCTAGTTAAATCAGAAATGGCGAATTGCCACTCTTTATATTTATTTGATAATTTTAATAACTTATTATGATTTTTGTTATCGCCAATTCTGATATTAGATAAATCTTCTGATAGAGGGAGAATTAATTTTAATTTTGCCTGTAAAGCTGACATTCTCTGGCGAATATCGGCAGCAGGTAGAGAAAGCCATGATAATAGCTCCTCATTATATAAAGGATACTTTTCAGATAGGCGATGTATATTTTTTTCAAAGCTATGATGAAGTTTATCATCAAACCGTTTTCTGGCCCTGCTCATATAGGCATTGAATGTGTTGGCTGTAATTCTTTTTTCTAATCCTTTACCCCTAAACTTTCGCTTGTCATTAAATAATGCATTTTTAAATTTTAATGCAACAGCCTTTATTTTTTTTGTTTTCTCCCCTTGAGGACGGTCAGAGTTATCTATTGACTCAACATCGCTAACAAGTGAGTTTATTAATTCACCGATTTTTACTTTGCTCATCTTTCCTCTCCTGATTATCCGCTCGGATTATCGTAACACAATTTGAGAATAAGATAACTAATAACGCGTTAACTTAGTCACAAATTAACATAACACAATAACGGATAATAAATAAAAACACAATATCGGAACATTAAAATTTGTTCCTTGACTTTGTTCTGAAAATCAGCACATAATTTCCCATTATACGCGCGTATAATGGGAAATTATGTGCTGATATGTTCTTGATTAGTGTTCTCTATTGGTGTAATATTTATAGCTTGTGTTCTCTTGTTTTTATTGTGTTGTTGTTTTCTGTATTTGTGTTCTTTATTTTGTGTGAATTATTATTGTTGTTTTACGATCTTTGATTGTGTTCTTTTGTTGGTGAGGATTAGGAGAATAAATAGAGGAAACGTATCTCATTGATGATTTTCATCATGTTTCACTAGTTTTATACGATTTCCTTTCTTTTAAAAAATCCTTTATTATCAATTTGTTATGATCTTGTCGTTGTTTTTTTTTGCATTTAAGGGATAAAACAAAAGATGATTTTGTTCAAATCTTCGTCTTTGCCTTTTTTGTTTTACTTTGCTTTTTCTATGTCAATTTGCTAGAAATATGCAAAGCAATAATTATTAAGCAAAGTTATAAGCTGGAGATGACAGTATGTCTTTGAAAAAGTTATTACAAGATTGTGTTACGCGCGGTCAAGAAATGACCCAAGCAATTGCTATAGCTCAATTCGGTGATGATAGTCCTGAAGCTCGGCGTATCACGCGTAGATGGGGGATAACTGAAGTAGCAGATTTAATTGGTGTAACTCCTCAAGCAATAAGAGATGCTGAGAAGAACGGGCGTTTACCTGCACCTGACTTTGAAATGAGAGGAAGAGTTGAACGTCGTGCCGGTTATACCATAGATCAAATCAATAGTATGCGAGCTGTTTTTGGCAACCCAAACCAACGGCCACAAGATAAAAACCCAGTTGTGCTTGCTGTTATGTCACACAAAGGCGGAGTTTATAAAACATCGTCTGCAGTACATCAGGCACAATGGCTAGCATTACAAGGTCATCGTGTTCTTTTAGTTGAAGGTAACGATCCTCAGGGAACAGCCTCCATGTATCACGGTTATGTACCTGATTTACATATACATGCCGAGGATACTTTACTGCCATTTTACTTGGGCGAACGCGATAACGCTGAATATGCTATAAAACCAACATGCTGGCCTGGACTGGACATTATTCCTAGCTGCCTAGCTTTACACCGTATAGAAACAGATCTCATGCAATATCATGCTCAGGGTAAATTGCCTCACCCTCCTCACCTGATGCTACGCGCAGCTATAGAATCAGTTTGGGATAACTACGATGTTATCGTTATAGATAGTGCTCCAAACCTCGGTACAGGAACCATTAACGTTGTTTGCGCAGCTGACGTTATCGTTGTTGCTACCCCTGCAGAATTATTTGATTACGCCTCTGTTCTACAGTTTTTCACAATGCTTCTCGATCTCCTAGAAAGCGTTGACCTAGGCGGATTTGAGCCGACCGTTCGCTTGCTTCTGACTAAATATAGTCTCACTACAGGAAATCAATCACGATGGATGGAAGAGCAAATAAGAAATACATGGGGATCAATGGTATTACGTCAGGTTGTACGCGTTACCGATGAAGTAGGTAAAGGTCAGATAAAAATGCGAACAGTATTTGAACAAGCGGCAAACCAGCGTTCAACACTTAATGCATGGAGAAATGCCGTCTCTATATGGGACCCTGTTTGTCGAGAAATTTTTGATGATCTAATAAAACCTCGCTGGGAGAACGAAGAATGAAACAACGCTCTCTTCTAAAAAATGCTCCGGATATTAATCGCATTATGAGTAATAATCATCATGCACCTGAACATCAGCCGGTATCACCTATGGTTGGTGATTTAAAACGTCAACTGAGTTCATTAACCGGTAATAGCATAACTTTGCCAGTATGCGGACGTAATGTTAACTTTAAGTTAGAGACGATCCCCGCAGATAAAGTAGAAATGGCAACAATGGTATGGCTAGGTAATGAGCGTGATCAAGATTTATTAAATGAATCTTCTCTAGCTGATTTAATTCCATCTTTTCTAACTTCTGGGCAACAAAATCCGGCTTTCGCAAGAAAAGTGTCAGGTATTGTTGAAGTAGCTGATGGTTCTCGAAGACGTAAAGCAGCCATTATAACTGGATGCGATTATCGTGTTCTTATTGGCGATTTAGATGATGAACAAATGCAATGGTTATCGCAGATAGGCAACGACTATAGACCTATCAGCGCCTATGAAAGGGGGAAAAGATACCTGCGAAGGCTCCATGAATTTGACGGTAACGTAAAATCTTTAGCTGAAGCCGAAGGCGTGGATAGAAATATTATCAGCCGATGTATTAATACAGCCGGTTTACCTAAAGATATATTGGCAATATTTAACCATCCTGGTGAGTTATCAGCCAGAGCAGGAGACGCTCTTTTTAAAGCATATCAGGGACAGGAAGCAGCCATGAAAAATGCTGCATCTCAGTTGCTGAGGATGAAAAAATCAGGTGAAAGTTTAGATGCGCAAAGAATAATACAGGCTCTTCATGATTTCATTATTGTTGAGAAAAACAATTCACATGGAGAGAAAAGGGAAAAGAAATATGGAGACGGTGTTGTGGCGAAATATGGGAAAAATTTCACAACATTAAAATTAGATAACAGAAAAATACCATCGCACCTAATGAGTAAAATTGAATCTATTCTTGAGGAGGCGTTTGGAAATTCTTCCGATGTAAAAAATAACTAATAGCAGAAAATAGAATAGACCCCATCAGTTATAGATGGGGTCTTAATTTTATTCAAAAAATATAAATACAAGTAAACACGCCACCACCGGCACAGCAAAATCCATCAGGCTTGCTACATCCCACGCGCGTAGATCAAAACCGCCCCACCACGGCATATTCATACGCTTGCCATGCCCGAACATTTCAATCCAGCGATATTCTGCCTGGGTGTGTTCACGCGCAATGAAGAACGTACAACCGGCTATCGCCCCGTAAGCCCAGTTCCCGGTAAAAAGACCAATCAGTAGCTGCGCAGCCACAGCACAAAGTGCATGAAGGAAAGGTGTTATATCCATTTTCATCCTACCCAATAAAACGGGGCGCTCGGCCCCTTAATATTATTTAGACGCAAGCGCCGCCTCAATTGCAGATAATCTTTGTCTTAATTCTGCGTTTTCTTCTTCCAGTGCTGTTATTCTGTCGTCCGACTCTCTGGCTACCTGAACAAGCAAGCCAGTAACACCAGAATAATCTACTGTGTAATACCGTTCACCTTCTTCTCCATCTAATCCACTCCCGCCGTCTGGATATTTCATCATAGACCCTACGGCTTCGGGGATGGCTTCCAGGGTTTCTTGTGCAATAACACCAGCGTAAGGCATACCGTTTTCTTTAAGCGTGTATGTATAGCCGTTCATTTTACGAATGCGGTCGGTTGCATTATCGATCACCTGAATATTGTCTTTCAGATCCCGGTCAGAGCCTTGATTAAATGCACTTGCATTGCACGCGCCGTTAACCGTTAATTCGTAGGTATTGCTGGTAGTTTTCTGTGCGTAGAACATATACAGAGCCTCATCTACGCCAACTTCATAAACAACCGGACGGCTAGAATTACCCCATAGTCTAGTTGTTACGCCAGCGTGAGCGGTTCCCTGTGTGTTTAATGTCATGGTTGACCCATGATTAGCATATTTGATCTGTAATGTGTCGGTGTAATCAAATTTAATAAGCGCGTTACTTCCACGCTTGCTGTATGACATAAGGCAGTTACCCATTTTGAGGTATCCGCTGTCACCGGGAAAAATCATCGTACCGCCATAAAGGTTGGTAAAGTCCCAGCAAATGTTTGTCCCGTTATCGTTCAGGTTAAGGCGCGCCATTGCGTTACCTGGACTGTCTATCCATTTTTTGAGGTATAGTTCGCAATACGCATCCTCAACACCTGCCGTCCTGTGAGTTGAGCGGAGTTTTCTCCCAAATATAGCTCCGCTAGTTGGCAATACTTGCTGATACCATGAAGCAGACCAGTCACCAACGGTTTCATCTTTGCTGTCTACATATAATTTTGTTGCGTAGCTTCCTTGATCGTTTTTTAATTTGCTAACGTCGGATTTTAGCGTTTTGATGTCATCAGGAATTACTGTCGATGTAGCCATTTTTCTTCCTCACATCCAGCCACGAAGTTGATGCTCAACAGCAACCGCGTATTCATCGAATAATGACGATATTTGCGTATCCTTAATGATGCGCACGTTTACAAAATATCCATCTTCCTTAACACATACCGGTTCGCCATCTTCAGTCAGCTCTCCGGTTTCTTTGTACACGTTACCTATCACATCAATCAGAATATCATCCTGCATCGACTCGTCATTATAATAGCCAATACTTCCCATAAAGGCCGAAAAGTCGGCCCTGTCGGCAAATTTGAGTGTTAAATCTTTCATTAGATTGACTCCCCCATCTGAGCATCAGTCAATGCCTTGTGCCAAATACGCAGATTTCGAACGTGTCCAAATAGGTGACGGTTGCCGGATGATGATTGACCACCAATATTAATGAAGCCTCCTGTATATTTGTGTTTTTTATAAGGAGAAACTACCTTAGCACCAATATTACCGTTAACCACAACACACAATTCTCGACTTTCTGTGAATCTAAAGCCGATAATGCTTTTTCTCTCTGGTCGTTCTATAACGCTTTTATATTCTATTTTAGTGCCTTTACCATTTGTAATGATTGCGCGTGCTCCCAAAGATGTATACCCCAAATACATATAACTTTCATCTGCAATTTCAGTTGTATCTCCCGTAGTGGAAATATTAAGAATACGTGCGCTACCTTCTTTGTTTGGCGATTCATCCCAATTGGTATTAACTTCTGCTAATGAACTAATAGCGGGATTGCACCAATTTAGAGAAATGGGGACCGTTACAATATCGCTGGCGCGTGTTACAGGGGATGCGCCTGTTATAATAAACGATGAAGCGCACGCCCCACCTTCAACTTGAGGGGTCGCAATATAAATATAATCATCCGCGCCAGTGCCCACTCCTTTTGCCGGGGCATACTGAACCATTCCACCTATCATATTTTCTGTATCAAGTGCCTTAATTGTCGCCTCAAAAAAGATCCATTTGCTTGCTTCATCTTTAACAGCCCTTGCAGTAATGCGATTAGCGGCACCACCCGTCTTATCAATAGATAAATCTGTCGTATTTAAGTAAGCGTCACCTAAGAATGTGTAGGTAGAACCATCATAGTTTTCAAATCGTAATCGGCATCTTAAATTTGGAGTGCCACTTTGCACCCTGCATGATATGGTTACATACTTTTCTCCGCCTGTTACATCAAAACCTTTACTGCCGGAAACGGTTACTATGTTAATCGCTGAAATTTGCCCTACCATTTCTGGTTTTAATGTAAATTTTGCGTACTGGAATCCGAAATCATCTACACCTGATGCACTTAAGATCATATTTGACGACTTGTTCCATTTAGTCGGATTTGTTGAATTGATTAGCAGGTTAGTTCTTTGCCCCTCAATAAGCAGGCCATCACGTTCAAATCGTGGCTCGTCAATGGCAGCCTCTGTCAGCACACCAGATTTATTAATGTAAGTTGCTTTCGATGCGCGTTTAAACTTTACAATCTTGTCGCCAGGCATTGTTATTTCATCGTCGCCAATAACAATTTTTTTATATGATGGCGAAAAGCCCGTAATCATATCCAGTGAATCATTAAACGGTATCCACACATCGGGCAACGGCTGCAAAACTTGTTTATACGGCTCCGCTGCCTGGCTTGCATACTCTCTGGCTGCGTCTTCACTTGCTTTAGCTGCTGTCTGGCTTGCTGCCGATGCTTGCGCCGAGTTCGCCGCCGCAGTCTCGCTCGCCTTTGCGTTGGTTTCACTGGTTTTTGCTGCTTTTTGACTGTTGGCTGATGCAGTGGCAGAAGAAGCCGCCGCACTTGCAGAACCAGCTGCGGCACTCTCGCTTTGGGCTGCTGCATCCTGACTGTTTTTCGCCGCAGTTTCGCTGGCTTTGGCATTCGTTTCGCTGGTCTTCGCTGCCGTCTGGCTGGACTTTGCGTTAGTTTCACTCGTCTTCGCAGCTTTCTGGCTGTTAGCCGCAGCAGTTGCTGATCCAGCAGCTGAAGTCGCAGAACCGGCAGCGGCACTCTCGCTTTCAGCTGCTGCAACCTGGCTGTTTTTTGCCGCAGTTTCACTGGCTTTGGCATTCGTTTCGCTGGTCTTCGCTGCCGTCTGGCTGGACTTTGCGTTGGTTTCGCTCGTCTTTGCGGCTGTCTCGCTGTTTTTCGCGTTGGTTTCTGATTTTTTGGCTGCTGTCGCGGAGTTTGCCGATGCAGTCTGCGAGGTCGCTGCCGCCTGTGCGCTGTTAGCTGCATTCGTTTCTGAGGTTTTCGCCGCGTTCTTCGATGATGCCGCTGCAGTTTCGGATTTCTTTGCCGCCGCTGCGCTCTGAGAGGCGGCTTCGGCGTTGCGTGCCGCTTCTTCCACCATTGCCTCAAAACGGCGCAATGCCTCCGGCATGACATCATCTTCCGTCATGGCACCGAGAAAATCATTCAGCGTACCTGGTCTGGAACCTTCATAGACGGTAATGGTCCCGGCATGTGAAGGCGGAAAACCTTCAACCAGCAGGGTGACGCTGTACTGGCC